GCGTAAAGGTGCCGGACGCAGGGCGCGATGCAAGAGTAACAGCATATTCACTGGGATCAATCACATGACGCAGCACAGACTCACCACAGACCGGGCCGCAGTAGTCGCACCCGGCATAAAGTGGATACCGATTGAAAAAGACACACCCATTGGCGGCAAGATGCTGCTGATCAACAGGCAGCAAGGCATTGCGGTTATATCGACCCGCAGAGTTCAAGACAGCTGGACGCACTGGCACCCGCTGCCGACTTTTGATGAGTGGAAAATTTGATGGCCAAGATCAAAACACACTGGCAGTCACTGCCAAAAATAGCAAAGGACGCCGATGATATTTAACCGAGCCCAACGTCGGTCTGCCGCCAGGCGCAAACCAGAAAAGGTGCGCCGCCAAGTCAACCCGGCCGCTGCACTTAACCCGATACTGTTCAGCACCACGCTTGAGCCCAGTGAGACGGTGGTATTGAAGCTGCACGTGCGCGAGGCCTTTGAGGCAATTCGCACCGGCACCGGAACTAAAGATGACTTTGATAACTTGGTAATCAGCTACAACGCCTGGCAAGTACTGGCAGAGAACATCGACACCATCTTGTGTGAGCGCTTGCTGCCAGCTGGCCTGGCACTGATGCGGGCAAAGGAACGTGTGTTGGCTGGGAAAGCGCTGCTGTGGGACGGTCGGGCCATTGAGCCGATGCAAGAGTTCATGGACATCTACGACACGATCCTGGACAACATCAGCCCAAAGCAAGTGCAAGACGCCATCTTGGAGGGCTATCGACGCCAGACTGGCCACAAACTTAACAAAAGGCGGTACTTATGAAAAAATTTGATATTAGCAACATGCAGGCAGACGCATTGCCAGACGAAGTCAAGACCCTGGTCGTCAACCTGCTCGAAGGCCGCGTCAAGAGCCTGATCATCATTGCCGAGCTGCAAGATCAAGCCGGTTTTCTGGAGGGTGTATTTGTTGATATGGAGGGCGGTGATTCAAACCGCTATGCCGTCATCGGCGCACTCGAATCCGTCAAGCGCGACTTCATGCGCATGGAGGTTGAGAGTCGGGTGGACTACGTCGAAATGGACGACATCGTATTTATGGACGATGACGATGATGATGAACCAGAAAAGGAAAACGATTGAAACTCAAAATCCAAAAACTATGCCTTGATGCGATCACGCCAACTTACGCCACCCCAGGCTCAGCGTGCTTTGATCTGTTCTCAATTGATCCAGACACCATCAGAATCCGCCCGAACTGCTCAGCCACTATCGGCACAGGCCTGGCCTTTGCCATTGATCCTGGTTGGCGCGTAGACGTGTACAGCCGCAGTGGCCACGGCTTCAAGAATGGCGTCCGCCTTGCTAACTGCGTTGGGAAAATAGACAGCGACTACCGCGGGGAAGTCATGGTCCGCCTGACAAATGATGGCACAACTGACTTTTGTGTCAACCGTGGGGATCGTATTGCCCAGGCCGAACTCAACCCAGTCCACCGGGCGGAGTTTGTTGAGGTTGTTGAGCTTGATGCTACCGAGCGAGGTGCTGGTGGGTTTGGGTCGACCGGAGTTTAACGATGCCCCGCTTCGTTACCATCGAGATGGCGTCCAAGTCCATTGGCTTGAGTCGCCGCGCCATCCAGAGCAAAATCCATAAATGCGTATGGGTGCTCAACCGCCAGTACCGCAAAGGCCCTGACGGCCGAATTTACATTGACCTCGAAGGGGTAGAAAAATGGATCATGGGAAAGGGGTAGAACTGCGCGACAAGTCCATCCGTATTGGATTTTCTTGGGACAGCGAATGGGTGCGCGAAACGCTCGACTGGCCACCCACTCCGGCCAACGCAAAAAAGGCTGGCAAGCTGGTGGCGCAAATCCGCCAGGCCATCAAAGGCGGCGACTTTGTTTACGCTGATTTTTTCCCGGACAGCCCACGGGCAAAGACACAAGAAGGCACCATCAAAACCTTTGGTGAGTGCTGCGACGAGTGGCTTAAAACCAAAGGCCGTCTTGCGACAAAGTCAATCACACAGTACGGCAACGCACTCAAGATTTGGAAAGAGATGTTTGGCAACGACACGCCCATCTCAAAAATCACCCACACCCAAATAGCATCCAAGGTTGGCAGCACGCCATGGGCATCATCCAAGCTGCTCAACAACTACCTGATCACACTCAGGGGCGTATTCAAGCTGGCCAGGCGCGACCTCAAGATCGACAACCCGATGGAAGGTGTTGAGAACAGCAAGTTTCAAAAATCCCCGCCAGACCCGTTGACGCGCCAGGAGATGGATGCTGTGCTTAAATGGATGGAGCACAACATCGACGACCGGGTATGGGCATACTTTGAGTTCGCCTTCATGACCGGCATGCGGCCAGAAGAGATCATAGCCCTGAAGTGGGCAGACCTTGATGAGCGCGACGGTTCAATCCGGGTTCAGCGTGCGCGCTCAGCTGGCGAATACACCACACTCAAAACGTATCAAACGCGCGACGTCGACCTGGTCAGCCGGGCGCTGGATGCAGTGAAGTACATGAGCCGATATACCGGCAATTCTGAATACATCTTTCAGAACCCGGTCACCGGGAAACCGTGGCACGATGAGCGCAGCCAAAGAGACCACTACTGGAAACCCGCCCTCAAAGCCACCAAAACCCGCTACAGGCGCGCGTACCACTGTCGGCATACCTACGCCACCAACGCGCTGTCCAACGGCGTCAACCCGGCCTATGTCAGCCGCCAGATGGGGCATGCCAACGCAAAGATGTTGTTCACAATCTACTCGAAGTGGATTGACGGCGCCGACCGCGGGCGCGAGAAAGCCAAGATGGAAGCGGCGCTGCTGCAAACCATCTAGCAAAACAATCGTAAATATGAAGGCAAACACCCGACAACCTGTGCCGGGTTGCCTGATCTTACAAAACTTCCCCAAAGTTTCCCTGAGATTTTAAAACCATCATTTCTCATAGGAGAAAGATGGTAAGCGCGATTGGACTCGAACTAATTTTTGTTGCCTTTTGTGTCAACCGTTTAGCAAACTTTCATTGGCGTGGTGTTGTTTGCTGTACGCTTGAATACGCCTATTTTTCCCCAGGAATTTCCCCAATCCATATCCATTGCCTTGTTTTGGTTGGTTTGCTTTGATGTTTATTTTATGCAATAATTGTTGCTCTTTAGCAAACTAAAAAAGCATACAATCCACAACCACAATTTCCCTAAATTGACATCCTCACCGGCCTGAAGGCGCGATGATTCCTGCTACCAGAGGGTCATGCCCGACCCCGAATCCTTGCGGACTCTTATTCATTGCAGCTTCAACGGCTTTCGCCTCCCCTGCAATGGCAAATTCCTTCTCCAACTCAAGCAGTCCACGAGCCAAAATGTTTTTGGCTGCATTGACATCCCGGTCATGCTCTGCACCACAGACGCTACACGTCCACTGACGCACTGCCAAGCCATCCAGCCCTTTGGGGCCGGTACGAGCATGGCAGCAAGAGCATTCCTGCGTTGAATAGGATTCGTTGATTTCTTTAACTATGCAACCGGCGTTATCGCCCTTGTACTGCAACATAGTCCGAAACGCTGACCAGCCAGCATCCAATACGGACTTTGCCATATTGGTTTTAGCCAGACCGGATGCATTTACATTACCAACGAAAATTGCCCCATTTTCTTTAACAAGCTGGGTGCTTAACTTGTGCAGGTGATCTTTCCTGCGATTTGCTATTTTGGCGTGAATAGCTTTCGTGCGCTGCTGATGCCCTGCGCGTTGAGATACCGCCAAGGCAGGCTCCAAATCACGATAGAACCGTTGTGCCTCGACTTGTTGACCATCTGATACCGTTGCGAAATCCTTCAACCCAAGATCAATACCAATACTGGTTTTACCTTGCGATGGTTCAGGTTTTTTAACATCCACAGAGACATTGAGATACCAACGCCCGCGTGAATCTTCACTGAACGAGCCTGAACGCAACTCAAAATCAGCAAGGCCAAAACTATCCCAAAGCGATATAGGATTGCCCTGGTAGAGAACCTGACCATTGCGATAGCCCAACGCCACAGCCTTGACCGGAATCCAGCCCAGTGACCGGCGCGAACCATGGGAAACACGCCAACGCAGCTTTGCCTTTTTGAATTGTTTGCGCCGCAACACATATTCTTCAGATACAGCCTGAACGGTTTGAGAATGCAAACTCAAACCTTCTTTAGTTGCACCCTTGGTGTATTCGGCAATGTCAAAAGCTGATATGAACCGATGTTCACGTTCAAAAACTTTTAACGCCAAATCTTGCGAGTAGTTCCAAACCTGATTAACTTCTTTTGATTGTTCAAGCAGGTGCTTTGCGTGCTTATCTTTGATGCGCAAATGCAGTACGCGAGTCACAACACCCAGCGCTGCTTGACGCTTGGCAGATTTTGAGTGACTGGCTTTTTTCATGTTGAATGATTATACGATACAATTTGGTCTATGACAACAGAAAATGAAATTAGAACAGGCAGACATTGCGTTTTTGCTATTCATGCACACTTGGTCTTTGTGACCAAGTACCGCAAACGCGTATTTACATCCGAGTCGTTGGATGTTCTGAAAGACGTGATGCAAAAGGTCTGTGATGACTTCAGTGTGGAGTTAGCGGCGTTTGAGGGCGAAGACAATCACGTTCATTTGCTGATCAATTACCCACCGCAGGTACAACTATCCAAGCTGGTCAACAGCCTCAAAGGTGTTTCCAGTCGAATGCTCAGGCAGCGGATGCCGTTAATTGCGAATCGGTACTACAAGGACGTGCTTTGGAGTCCGAGCTACTTTGCAGCCTCGTGCGGTGGCGCACCGCTGTCTGTCATCAAGCAATATGTCGAACAGCAAGACCGACCTCTTTAATTCCCTCGAATCCGGGGGAATTAAAACCAAACATCATCGCCTTATATCCCCCACCTGAACGTGAGGGTTTTACGGCGAATTGGATAAAGGCACAGATAGCGCGTGCCCGGCTAGAGGAAAATAGGGACTTTTTAAAGGTCGCCCAAAAAGGCGAGCTTTCAAATACAGGGCAAGTCCGCATTGAATACCATCTGACAACCGACGCAGCCAAGCAAATCGCCATGATGTCCGGCGGCGATAAGGCTTTTGAGGTGCGAGACTACTTTTTGGCTTGCGAGCGCAAAGCTTTGGCAAAACCAGTGGCTCAAGACAATATGGCTATTCTTTCTGATCCATCTGCTCTTCGCATGGCTTTGTTGGAGTACACAGAAAAAGTCATCACCCTGGAAAACAAGGTGGTTGAGCAGAAAGCTATTGTTGATGCACAGGCTCCAAAGGTCGAAGCTCTCAATCGCATTGCCATCAGCGACGGGTCGTTCAGCTTGCGCGAAGCAGCCAAGGTTCTCCAGATCAAAGAAAAGGAGTTTCTCCAATTCCTGCACAGCAAGAGCTGGACTTATCGCATGGCAACTGGGCAGCGGTGGATGGCGCACGCAACAATCTTGCGCCAGGGGTACATGGAGCACAAGACCACCACTGGCGAAAAAGACGATGGAACTCAGTGGACGTCGTCGCAAGCAAAGATCACGCCACGCGGTATTGCCAAGTTGGCCTTGATGCTAGGTATTGATTTGTCTCAAAACGATTCACAGTTTTCTCAAGTTGCTTAATTGCGTTTGCTTCATGGGCGGTGTAGCATCCGCCCATGCTTGGCGTCATATTTCTCACCCTTCTTGCGATAGGCTTCTTTGCCTTCCTTGCAATCGCGCCGCAAGAGGCAATTCAGATCACACTTGTCTTTGTGTGGGGAATGATGCTTGTGTCTGTCTTG